TTACAGACTTCTGGAAGGTTGCGCAGCTCTTACAACACGCGGTTGATCTTCCGCAGCGTCTTCCAGCGCACTTAAATCACGGTCTTTCACCTCTGGCATTTTCAGCGCAGAGATTAAACCAATCACTGAATATGCCATGATCATAATGGCGATCGGATACCAGGATTCCGTCATGGTGCAGAAAATACCCGCCAGGATAGGACCAAAACCGGAAGCGATAAGACCACCAATTTCTTTAGAAATAGCCATCCGGGTAAAGCGGTTTTTACAGCCGAACATTTCTGCCATGGTAATGTTTTCCAGAGCAAATAATCCCAGCACCGCACAGTTATGAATCACAATCAGTGCAACCATAATGGTGCTCGGGGCATAGCTTTTATCTACAATGATAGAAAGCATTGGCCATGCCAGCACAATCGCGGAGGTATTCATAATAATATACGGGATCCGGCGACCAATTTTATCGGATAACCAACCAAGGAACGGAATGGTCATAAAGCCGAGAATCGAACTGATCATCAATGCATCTGTTGGAATTGCTTTGTTAAACAATAACGTCTGCACTAAATAGCCTGCAAGGAAAGTCTGAATTAACCCGGAGTTACCCGCCTGACCAAAACGCAGCCCTGTTGCCAGCCAGAAGGATTTGCTCTGGAACATGCTACCAGCAGGTGCAGGTTTTGCTGTCGGTTGGTTACTGTCGTTAACCTTCTCAAAGACCGGGCTTTCTTTCAGATTCATACGCAACCAGATAGCAAAGACCATCACGACAACGCTCGCCAGGAACGGTATACGCCATCCCCACGCCAGCAGTTCCTCTTTACTGAGAATGAAGAACATAAAGGCCCAGATTGCCGTTGCGCTCAAGGTTCCGCAGTTAGTTCCCATAGCCACAAATGAGGAGATAATTCCGCGCTTACCTTTTGGCGCATATTCCGCCAGCATCGTACCGGCACCGGAAATTTCCGCACCTGCACCCAACCCCTGAATAATACGCAACGTCACCAGCAAGATGGGTGCAAAAACACCAATCTGTGCATAGGTCGGTAACACACCAATTAAGGTGGTACAGATCCCCATCATGGTGATGGTAATAAAGAGCACTTTTTTACGCCCTATTCTGTCGCCCATTTTGCCGAAAATAAATGCTCCGACAATACGCGCCACATAACCTGCACCGTAGGTTCCCATTGCCAGAATTAACGCCATTGCCGTTGATGATTCAGGAAAAAATATTTCATGAAACACTAACGCTGCGCCGAGCGAATATAACTGGAAATCCATAATTCACAGGTGTTTTTTCCCATCCTGTGGTTTCCTTGGCGTTTTCTAGGTTTTTTCAGATAGTTGCATTTTTTAAAAAGCATCCTAAGTTCGATCTCTGTGTCTATCTGGGGCCTATTTCTGTCCCATATATGCCCCAAAAAAACTCCCCAACAGATAAGTAGTTTTTTCATGGATTTATGCGTAAAATCAAGAACGGCTGGAAATCATTCAATACTCACACTATCGAAAAATTTACCAGCCAACCGCAGCACCTTCTTGCATAAGGCGTGTCTGCGGTTTTTCAACTATTCAGATACATCACTCCCATCACATTCATTCCTCCGCATCAAAGGCATATAGGCTATATCACCTTGATATTTTTCTTTTTCAGATAAAAACTGTTATCTATGTATACTTTTAAACCCAATCCGTGTAGAGTCTCTGCATAAGATAGTTTGCAGTTGCCGCTTCAGCTTGCGCCATAAACCGCCTGATTTTTGCTGCCACCTGTTAGCATTCCTGTATACCTGAAACGACAATGTTTATCTACGAACTTTAAGAACACCCAAGATAAAAATTGTCAACTATATCATATATAACACATTACTAATTCGAGGCTATATGAACAGCATACTGATAATCACATCTCTCCTTATCATATTCAGCATTTTTAGTCATGCCCTAATAAAATTAGGGATTGGCATATCCAATAACCCAGACAAAACCGATGTATAAGTCAACATATCCTGAATCAGACATACAATATCGCAATGAAAATCAATAATATTTTAAGGAATATCTTCATGAAATCAAAAGACACCCTAAAGTGGTTCCCTGCGCAGCTTCCTGAAGTAAGAATTATCCTAGGGGATGCTGTAGTGGAAGTAGCAAAACAGGGAAGACCTATCAATACCAGAACATTGCTTGATTACATTGAAGGAAACATAAAGAAAAAATCATGGCTGGATAACAAAGAATTATTACAAACAGCGATATCAGTTCTTAAAGACAACCAAAATTTAAATGGTAAAATGTAATATAATAAACTTACTTTTTTATCATTTTTCCACTTTAACAACATTTTGCTCCTCTTTTCCACGACCAAACAACTTGAAATCTGGTTAAAATAACACGCAACACTATTCTTCTTCCTTGAGTCCGCCCGGAACTCGAAAAACAAACCGAGTTAAAGCCATTTTTCACAAAATCGATTTTGGGTCTCACCAAAATTACGGGGTTGCATACGCATTCGTTTATTTTCGAACGTGTACATACAAATATGCACAAAAATAATCATAATTATTTTCTGAGATGCATTATGATATGAACACCAATTTCGTATAGAGTCTCACTATGTCTCAAATTTTTGCTTACTGTCGGATATCAACGCTGGATCAGACCACCGAAAATCAACGCCGGGAAATCGAAAGTGCAGGTTTTAAAATCAAACCTCAGCAAATAATCGAAGAACACATTAGCGGCTCAGCAGCAACCAGTGAGCGTCCTGGTTTTAACCGGTTGCTTGCTCGCCTGAAATGTGGTGATCAATTGATTGTGACAAAACTGGATCGCCTTGGTTGTAATGCAATGGATATCAGGAAAACAGTGGAACAACTGACCGAAACAGGTATCAGAGTGCATTGCTTAGCATTGGGGGGCATTGACCTGACCAGTCCAACAGGAAAAATGATGATGCAAGTAATTTCAGCAGTCGCTGAATTTGAACGAGACCTTTTACTTGAACGCACTCATTCCGGGATAGTAAGAGCCCGCGGCGCAGGGAAACGTTTTGGTCGACCACCTGTGTTAAATGAAGAACAGAAACAGGTGGTATTCGAACGAATTAAGTCAGGTGTAAGTATAAGTGCCATTGCCCGGGAATTCAAAACCTCGCGGCAAACCATTTTAAGAGCCAAAGCAAAACTTCAGACACCTGACATATAAAAAATAATCTCGGTGTGAGATGCTTTACGTCTTCCAAGCCCCCTTCCTTGCCGTAAATGGAAAGATACATCTAATTATAGAATTTATATGTTTTACCCTACGGCAGTGCTGGCCATTCAATATCCTGTGAAGTTGACGTATCAACACGGTTCAGCAATACCCGATACTTTTTCCATGCTTCCAGCAACGAGATTTCTTCCTCCGTTGCAATTTCCAGATCTGCAGCATCCTGAAGCGGCGCAATATGCTCACTGGCTACCTGCATCAGGTTGTTTTTTATTTCTTCCGCCTCCCGGATCCGGAACAGTTTTTCTGCTTCCGTATCCTTCACCCAGGCTGTGCCGTTCCACTTCTGAAACTCTCCTTCCGGCGATAACCAGGTAACATTTTCCGGTAACGGACCGAGTTCAGAAATAAATAACGCGTCGCCGGAAGCCACGTCATAAACCGTTTTACCCCGATGATCTTCAACGAGATGCCACGATGACTCATCACTGTTGAAAACAGCCACGAAGCCTGCCGGAATATCTGGCGGTGCAATATCGGTACTGTTTGCTGGCAGACCTGTATGAGGCGGAATATATGCATCACCTTCACCAATAAATTCATTAGTTCCGGCCAGCAGATTATAAATTTTTATGGTCCGTGGTTGTTCACTCATTCTGAATGCCATTATGCAAGCCTCACAATATAGTTAAATGCGATGTTTTTGACGGTGTTTTCCGCGTTACCAGCAGCGTTAACGGTGATGGTGTGTCCATGTGAACCAATCGCAACGGAGTGCGTATGAGCACCAATACCGACAGTATGCGCGTGTGCACCTGCAGATGCTGCTGTGCCGGACAGTGAGTGGCTATGATTACCATCTGTACTGGTATTAGCTAACCACCCCGTAGACATACCTACTGAGCCTTGTACATCCCAGGTATTTTGACCTGAGCTTGTATAACCATATTGATAAGTATCTTTAAAAACACTGGGGTTAAATCGACGGCCATCTCTATGGCTGTGATTACCAGCTGCATTCGTGCTGCCACTTAAACTATGGGTATGCGCACCAGTGTTATTCGTGGATTTAGTGCCGTAATCAAACGACGATGTGGTTTTCGTCCCCAAATCCGTACTGGATGCGCTGGCGCTGTGGGTATGCGATTTAATGCCGTCCTGTTCCTGAGACAATACGGCCCGACCACTGGCAGGTTTGCCCTTAATCGTCCAGCCACGCATATCAGGGATCACGCCTGACGGATAAGCCGCTGCAAGTTTCGGGTATGCAGATTTGTCAAAAGCCTGCCCCTGCATCAGGGCATAACCAGACGGAACGGTATCTGATGGCCACGGGATTGGTGCGCCGACTGGGTAGCTTTCTGGTGGAAGATTTTTCGAGGTATAAACTTCTGCCCAGTCTTCCTCAAAACCATAGCCATCTCTTGAGGAACGGTAGAACAGACCTCCATTTCTGTAATGTGCCTTCATCTGCAAGGTCCGGCAACTTCCGACTCCGGTATAGAAGTTAACCAGAATATAGGTGTCGCCAGAGCGGGTGACATTGTAAGCGCCTGATTCGGCATTCCAGGGAACGCCACCATCCGCATCGGCATATGTATCCGTTGCCCTTCTGGCAAAAGCAGCCACATGCGCGGCGGTTAAAGTAATATCTTTGGAACCATCAAACTCAACACCAGAAACCCGTCTTGGCGTTTGCAGCTTTGTTGCTGTTAATGCATTACCGTTCAGACTTGCGGACAGTTTGGTTCCAATAACCAGTTCGCCGGTTGCGTTATCAATAGAAAACGGTCTTAATGTATTCCAGCCACCATAAACATCACCTTGATTGGTAAGCAGCAGGTGAGTTTTAGCGCCATCATTACGCCATAATGCACCATACTCCCCACCTATCATTCGAATCTGATTACCACCACGCGCTACAATTTCGTCTGTGGCAAAAAGTTTTTTGCACGACAAGTTATCGTTAACGATTAACGAATTAGACTCATAAAAACCACGCCCACTCTTAAAATCAAGGATAACGTCCGCCGCGATACATTCAGTCGCCGGATTTGTTGCCCCAAACTTATAGGTCGTATCATTAACAACGAGATCAGCACCAGGTGCGGATATTGACAGGCCATCTTCGATAAACGCAAAAACAGGGAAAGCTGCGCCATCAACATAGAACACAGAGCGCAAATCATCGCCCTTATTACTCATCATTATTGAGTGGATGGCTCGTTCATTGTTTTGATATTGCCAGAACATTCCATAAGCATAACGCCCCCTGTCAGTCCAGCCGCCAGGCATAACAAATCCGTTAAACTCGCAGTTATTCATCGGATCGCCTGCGGTTCGCGTTGCCGTGGTGATAATGACCCTTGATGCCAGTTCGCTTACTGAGCCAGCAGAACGCATAACAACAACAGGGTAATATTTTCCAGATGTTGCACCTGCAGGAGCGTTAACCCGCACATAACGCATACCACGCTTATCAGCAAAGTCTGTTTTACTGACCGCGTTAATGTTGTTCAGGAAGCGTCCCTTATCGGGTATATCAGCGCCGTTCTGGTCTTTCTGCAGACGTTTCTCTGCATTGTCATAGGCTGATTTTACTGCCTTTGGCGTTGCCGCCAGCGTTTCAGACGTACTGTTGGTCGCACTGCTTAGCTGAACTATCCCTTTCTGTGCTGTCGTTGCATCCTGTGCGGTGTATTTCCCGTTAGCCAGGTCATACGCGGCCTTAACGGCTTTTGGTGTTGCCGCCAGTGACTCGGAAGTGCTGTTAGTCGCACTACTGAGCTGTACTATCCCCTTTTTCGTCGTGCTCGCATCCTCAAGCGCCACGGCGGATGCAATATCCTCTGCCCGTTTTGCCGCTGTCTCAGCGCGCGTTGCTGCAGATTCCGCCGTACTTTTGCTCTGAGCTGCTGCCGTCGCACTGCCAGCAGCCTCTGTCGCCTTCGTGGATGCCGTCGTGGCGCTGCCCTTCGCTGCTGACGCCTGTCTGGTCGCCTCATCTTTTGAAGCAGACGCCGATGATGCCGATGACGCCGCCGAACTGGCGGACGATGCCGCTGCCGTTTTTGAGGATTCTGCACGGGTTTCCGACGCTTTTGCGTTCGTTTCGGATGTCTTCGCTGCGGAAGCAGACCTCGCTGCTGCCGTGGCCTGCTCAGTGGCTTCGCCAGCCTTCGTTGTGGCTGTTGAAGCAGACGATGCGGCACTTTCTGCCGACTTTCCGGCAGCGGTGGCACTGGCTGAGGCCTGCCCGGCACTTGTTGACGCGGCGCTGGCAGATGATGCAGCCGCTGTTTTTGAGCCTGCCGCAGCCGAGGCGCTCTGTCCCGCTGCCGTTTCAGAAGACCTGGCGTTCGTCTCGGACGTTTTTGCCGCCTTCGCGGAATTTCCTGCCGCCGTTGCCGAGGAAGCGGCACTACTGGCGCTTGATGATGCGTTCGTTTCTGATGATTTTGCCGCCTCTTTTGAAGCCGACGCATCCCGTGCTGAAGTGGCTGCTTCTGACGCTTTCGTGGTCGCGGTGGATGCAGAAGTGGCTGCTGATTGTTGTGACGCTGCCGCATTCGTTTCTGACGTTTTCGCCGCACCGGCACTGGTAGCCGCCGCGCTTTTTGAGGACTCTGCAGCGGCAGCACTTTTTAATGCTTCAGTGGCCTTTGTTGATGCCGTTCCTGCGCTGGAAGACGCTGACTGAGCCGACGAAGCAGCCTGTCCGGCTGACGTGCTGGCTGCGCGTGCTGAGCCTGCAGCATCAGTCGCATGGGTTGCCGCCTCACGGGCTGATGTGCTGGCATCGCTGGCTGACTTCTTCGCGGCTGCCGTGTTCTGTGCCACCGCGGACGCGTTACGCGCCACCTCTTCCACCATCAGTTCAAAACGGCGCAGTGCCTCAGGACGGGCATCATCCTCCGTCATGGCACCGAGAAAATCATTCAGCGTACCGGGTCGGGAATCTTCATACACGGTGATGGTCCCGGCATGTGACGGCGGGAATCCTTCCACCAACAGAATAACGCTGTACTGACCGTACTCAACGTCCATGCTGTAACGCCCGGCTTCATCCGGATTTTCTGAGGCCAGCGTGTTCACCACCACCGTGGTACTGTTACGTTTTGCTTTCAGCTGGATTGTGCAGTTCTGTACCGGTTTTCCTGTGCCGTCTTTCAGTACACCTGAAATCTTTACTGCCATATTCACCCCACAAAAAAGCCCGCCTGAACCGGCGGGCTGTCATAACACTGTGTTACCTGGCTAATCAGAATTTATAACCGACACCCACGATGAAACCGTCAGTGCGCCAGTCGCCACTGCCGGAACCTTCATAAGCGACATCAACGGCCACGGATTCGGTCGGGTTAAACTGCACGCCAGCCCCCCACGCCAGAGACGTGTTGCTGTGGCGACCGTCATTACTTCCGATCAGCACATCGTGCGTTTTCCCCGTATTGTCGGTCACCTGCAGATAATCCCCGGAGAAAGTCGACACACGGCTGTAAGCCACACCCGCCATCGCATACGCGCTGAACCATTCATTCACGCGCACAGACGGCCCCGCCATCACGCTGAACCAGCGGTTACGCACGGAATCTTCATGCCAGCGGGTATCGCTGTAATGCGTTTTTTGCTCATCTTCAGCGTTGGCATAACTGAATGACGTAATCAGCCCCAGCGTGTCCGTAAACTCATAACGGTATTTCACGTTAATCCCGTTCAGATTATCGCTGCCGGGAGCGTTCGTACGGGCATGAAGATACCCTGCGCTCAGTGTGGCCTGCTGCTCAGACGCCCATGCAGGCGCACCGGATACGGCCAGACAGATGGCTGCGGACAAAATGGCTGCACAAACTTTACGCATAATTACCTCTCGCTTTTCTGCAATAAAAAAGGCGCCATTTCTGGCGCCCGTATATGGGTTATAAAATTCAGCTGATACTGATGCCTGCGGTGGCTTTCTTCATCACCACAACCAGCAAATCGCTGATACTTGCTGTGGGATACCAGTCATTTACCAGCCATGCTGACACCGAAAACTCCAGCGTCATGTGGCCGTGACCAGCTGGCATATCAATAACACCACTGTAAATCAGCGTATTATCCAGCGCGGTACGGTTATAAATTTCAGCACCATTTTTCTTCACTATCAGGCGGCATGACGAATAAATATCGTTATTCTCCCGCTCATGTTTAGCGCCGCAGAATGCCACCGCCGGAATAACAATTTGCCTGTCAAAAGGCTGATCGTCATAAATCCTGACGGTAATGGTCCCTGATGGCCACCGCTCCGGTGCCCGGGAGTCCCGCGGGAAAGCCTTACCCACTGTTTTGACAATATCGCCTTCAATCTGGTTGGCTGACAGTTTCCCTTTAATCTGACAGTTCTCATTTATCGTAACGTTGTTGAGCGTCCCGGAGTTCGCATTCACACTGCCACTGATATCTGCATTTTTAGCGGTCAACTTTCCGTCCGGTGTCAGGGAAAATGCCGGAGGATTACCGCCGCTGGTAATGGTGGGAGCCGTCAGATATTTCAGGAACACTTCATTCATGAATATCTGATCACCCTGACCAACAAACATCGGTTTTGTGTTGCCATTTGCAGGATTAATCATCGCAATCCTGTCTGCCGCCAGCAGCACCTGACTCTGCATGCCGTCGGGGGTGTTCTCAATACCGGCACCGATACCCGCGATATAAAGGCGTCCGTCCTGCATCTGCTGCAGCTTCACAGCCCACATGCTGTTCAGATTATTATTTGTATCAACCTGAACCTTCTGTATCTGCTGGATCGCTGCACTCTGGTCTTCCAGTTTCTTATTGACGGTCTGTGTGATTTCATTGCTGACATCCGTAATGGATGTCCTGATTTCAGCCAGGTCAGGCGCAAGCTGACCGTTATCAATCTGCGTCCACAGCTCCTGAGCCAGATGGGTTTTCCCTATCTCGCCTTTGAAAAAATCCAGATAGCCGGATGCGTCATCACTCGGCTGACCAACAGCCTCCACGAATGCCGATTTGCCAACGGTGTTCACACTGCGAACGTAAAAATAATAATTATGGCCCGGCCTGATATTGATACTGGCGGCTATCCAGTACAACGCCGTGCCAAGATAGCGTGCTGTGGTTTCAACCTGCCTGATATCCGCAATCCGCTTTTCCGAGAACCAGAACTCAAACTGTACCGTCGGATCATAAACCGCAAGATGCGGCGTGGCGGTTATCTGAAAATAGCCCGGCGTCAGCTCAATCCGCGACGGCGCTGCCGGTGCGGCAATCCGGAACGATACCGACGCCGGATCGCCCTGCTGCCCCCACGCATTTACTGCCCGGACTGTCAGCCTGTAGTTCCCCAGAGCCAGTTGTGTGAAGCGGTAAGTGGTTTCCGTCGTCCGGGCCGTGCTGACCAGCCGCTCACTGCCGTCATCCGCTGCCACGGTCAGGCGAAGCATGAAACTCACGCCCTTCACCACCTTCGGCGTGTCCCAGCGGGCCAGTACCTGATACTCCCCGCTGTCTGCGGTGACTTCGGCAGTCAGGTGCTGCACTGCTGGCGGCGTGACACCATTCACCGTGCCGCTCTGGTCGCCGTCAAAGTGCGCCCCGTTATCCACGATAGCTTCTTTTTCCGGTACATGCTGCACGGCGGTGATGGCATACGTGCCGTCGTCGTTCTCACGGATACTCACGCAGCGGAACAGGCGCTGGCGCAGCGTCGGCAGCTTCAGCCCCCATACGCTGTATCCGGCAACGCCGTCAGGAACACGGCTCACTTTTACCTTCACGCCGTCGGTGACGGACTGGACCTCCACGCTGACCGGATTGCCACTTCCGTCAACCAGGCTTATCAGCGTGGTACCGGAGGATGGCAGCGTGATTTCACGGTCGAGCGTCAGCGTCCGGGTCTGGCTGTTCACCGCCAGCACGCGCCCGCCGGTGCTGATCCCCGCATAGTCATCATCGCAGATTTCAATGACATCGCCCGGCACATGGCGAAGCCCTTCCGCACCCACGCTGAAGTCCACGGTCTGCGTTTCCAGCAGTTCTGTTTTAATCAGCCACAGCCCGGCGCGGTGCGCCTGCCCCCGGCTGGTACAGCCAAAGGCATCCATCTTCGTGACGTTACGACCGTAACGGAGAATGGCCTGCGTATCTTCAACAAGCTCTGTCGCCGTCTCCCAGCCGTTATCCGGGTCAATCCAGTTCACCTCAACGGCATTATGACGGTCCTTCAGGGCACTGAAGCTGTAGCGGAACGGCGCGCCATCATCCGGCATCACCACATTACTGCGGTTATAGGTCCACACCTTATCCGACGGTCGGTCCTGCACGAACGTCAGCGTCTGCCCGTTCCATACCGGCATACAGCGCATCGCCGAGCAGAAATCACTGAGAACATCCCACGCCTTGCGCTGTGTGGTCAGGTAGGCATTACAGGTGATGCGCGGCTCCGTGCCACCAAAGCCATCCGGCACCGACTGGTCGCAATTCTGGCCGATGACATACAGCGCCCATTTGTCCACATCCGCCGCACCGAGACGCTTCCCCATGCCGTAGCGCGGATGGGTCAGCATATCCCACAGACACCAGGCCATGTTGTTGCTGTATGCTGGCTTAAACGTTCCGTCCCAGATACCGCTGTATTGCCGCGTCTGCGGGTTATAGTTCGACGGCACCTGCAGAATGCGCCCGCGAAGATGATAATTACGGCTCACCTGCTGGCTGCCGAACTGTTCCGAGTCCACCTGCACGCCGACCAGTGCCGTGTTCGGGTAGCACTGTTTCACATCGATGATTTCGGTGTATGACGACCAGAGCGTTTTGTTCTGCAGCTGGTCTGTGGTGCTGTCCGGCGTCATTCTGCGCATCCGGATATTAAACGGGCGCGGCGGCAGGTTATCCACCACCACCGAGGCCAGATACTGCGAGGTGGTTTTGCCCTTAATGGTGATGTCTTTTTCCGTCACCCAGCCACCATTACGCTGTATCTGAACCAGCAGGCGAACTTCCGACGGATTCCGGTCCCCCTTTGAGGTGGTTTCCACCAGTGCCTGCACACCGAAGGTAAAGCGCAGTCGGTCGATGTTTGCCGACGTGATGGCGCGGGTGATCGGCGTGTCGTATTTCACTTCCGTACCCAACACCGTCTCGGAGCCGGAGGATTCAAATCCCTCCGGCGGAGTCTGCTCCTGCTCACCAGCCCGGAACACCACCGTGACACCGGCGATGTTGGTATTCCCATCACTGTCCAGCACCGACGTACTGTTCAGCAGCACGCTTTTTAATCCATCCACCGGACCTTCAATCGGCCCTTCACTGATGGCATCAATCACACTCAGCAACTGCGTGGACTTCAGGTTGTCCTTCGCTTCGCGCGGGGTATGCCCCTTACTGCTTCCTTTACCCATTCCTCACGCTCCATAAACGACAAAACCGCCCGCAGGCGGTTTCACATAAAACATTTTGCATCAGCGACCAATCACCACAACCTGACCACCGCCCCCTTCGTCTGCCGTGCTGATCTCCTGAGAAACCACGCGTGACCCCACGCGCATTTCCCCGTACAGAACAGGCAGAACATTGCCCTGGGCAACCATGTTATCCAGTGAGGAGAAATAGGTGTTCTGCTTACCGTTATCCGTTGTCTGTGTACGGGGAGTTCTGGCTTTCGGTGCCAGCATCTGCGCCACACCACCGAGCACCATACTGGCACCGAGAGAAAACAGGATGCCGGTCATACCACCGGCCCCAATGGCTGCCCCCCATGCTGCAAGGGTGGCTCCGGCGGTAAAGAATGATCCGGCAATGGCGGCAGCCCCCAGGACAATCTGGAATACGCCACCTGACTTGGCCCCGGCGACTCTGGGAACAATATGAATCACAGCGCCATCAGGCAGAGTCTCATGTAACTGCGCCGTTAACCCGGACGTGCTGACGTCCCGCCCGGCAATCCGTACCTGATACCAGCCGTCGCTCAGTTTCTGACGAAACGCCGGGAGCTGTGTGGCCAGTGCCCGGATGGCTTCAGCCCCCGTTTTCACACGAAGGTCGATGCGGCGACCAAATCGTTGTAAATCCCCGTAAAGGCAGATGCGCGCCATGCCCGGTGACGCCAGAGGGAGTGTGTGCGTCGCTGCCATTTGTCGGTGTACCTCTCTCGTTTGCTCAGTTGTTCAGGAATATGGTGCAGCAGCTCGCCGTCGCCGCAGTAAATTGCGGCGTGATTCGGCACCGATGAACCAAAACAGCACAGCAGCACATCGCCCGGCTGTGCCGCTGACAACGGCACCTGATACAGCCCCGTCGCCTCCAGATTATCCAGATAGAGATTCTGGCCGTTACGCCACCAGTCATCCTCACGATGAAAGTCCGGCATCTCAATCCCCGCCAGATGATAAGCATCCCGGAACAGTGTGTAACAGTCCGTCACACCGTGCTCAAAGCGCCGCCCGGTGAGATGCGGCACACAGCGGAACTTATGAATCGTCCCCCGGCAGACCAGCCACCACGGCAAATCACTCTGCACCTGCAGCCGCCGGTCGGCCTCACTCAGCCAGGGCAGACCACCGGGGTGGCTGTGGACCAGCGCCACAATCTCACCCTGCATTTCTGCCTGCAGCCAGTCTTCCGGCGACATACGGAAATACGCCTCCGGCTCACCGGAGATATTCACGCAGGGGAAATATCTTTCCCCCTCCGGCGTGCTTACCACGAAGCCGCACGACTCCGCTGGCGCACATCGCCGGGCGTGCGCCAGAATCGCTGATTCTGTCTGTGTCATGGGATTTACTGCGAAAGTTTGTTAATGGAAAGGAAGCCGCCAAAGTTGCCGACGTTATTGCGGAACTTACAACCGCTCAGGCATTTGCTGCATTTATCCTTCGTGATATCGGACGTTGGCTGGTCATATTCATCCGCGACAGCCGGACCGCTATAACCGCACTCGTCACCGCGATAGGTCCAGGTGCAGGTGTTGGCCAGCATGATACGTCCCGGAAAAACAGCGCCATCCGTTTCCGTCGGCGTGGACAGTACAAAAGAGGCACTCACCGCGCTCAGTTCGCTGCACTGCTCAATGCGCCAGCGGCTGATCACCTCCTGCTCCGGATCGGCGCCACTGTTTCCGTTGACGAAGTTCACCGCATCCAGAAAACGGGCGTAAACCTTACGCCGGACCACCGTTCCACCGACCAGACTCTGCAGATCTTCCGCCATCCCGGTGACCATACCGTACAGGTTAGAAACCGTCAGTGTGGGGCGCGTACTGGTGCCTTTGCCATTCAGTTCAAAACCACTCCCCTGAATGGGATACGGCTGATACTGTCGCCCCTGCCAGGTGACCGGCTCACCTTTTTCGTTCTGCTCATTACAGAAAAAATAACGTTCTCCACCGACCTCTGTCAGGTCGATTTCCCAGAGCACCACGCTGGCCGACTGCTCCGCACGGGTGCATTCATTCAGTGTTTCCTGCCGGATATCCTGCATCAGTTCACCACCTGTTCAAACTCTGCGCTGAACTCAACACGCAGCATACTGACCCGCGACGACCATTTTGCGCAGGTCACCTTTATCTGCCGCCACTCATAAGGCGGCGTCCACAGAAAGGCTTTCCAGCCCCCGTGCTCAGCCAGAAACGACTCCAGCGCCGTGGCCTCCCAACGGGGAACAGAAAGCGTCACGCTGTACGTTTTCAGGTCGGCATTCAGCCCGGCAGGCGCTCGCTGGGAATAGCCATCACCAAAGCGCACTTTCCTGACGGAAGGGGCCGAAGCCACATCCATACCGGGTTTCACTTTCCAGCGGAAGGTTTTCATCGTCCACCTCCGGAGAACAGGCCACCATCACGCATCTGTGTCTGAATTTCATCACGGGCACCCTTGCGGGCCATGTCATACACTGCCTTCATCATCTGTGGACCTGGCAGACCATTCGTACCGTCGTTCTGAATCACCACGTGATTGTTCTGATTAAAATTAATGCCTTCAGCCCGCCGCATCTGCGCCGGACTTCCGGCACCGCCCACATAACCACCTTCCGCATAGCCCCGCATCAGGCGGTACAGGTTGCCGACACCAATTCGGCTGGTTGCCTCCTTCGTGAAGACAAATTCACCACGGTGAACAATCCCCGCTGGCTCATATTTGCCGCCGGTTCCCGTAAATCCTCCGGTTGCAAAATGGAATTTCGCCGCAGCGGCCTGAATGGCTGTACCGCCTGATGCGGATGCGCCGCCACCAACAGCCCCGCCAATGGCGCTACCGATACTCCCGACAATCCCCACCATTGCCTGCTTAAGCAGAATTTCTGTCATCATGGACAGCACGGAACGGGTGAAGCTGCGCCAGTTCTGCTCACTGCCGGTCAGCATCGCCGCCATATTCTGCGTAATACCATCAAAGGTCTGCGTGGCTGCACTTTTAACCTGCGACATACTGTCCGTGGCGCTCTCTTCCCACTCACTCCAGCCGGACCTGAGGCCTGCCATCCAGCTCCCGCGAAGCTGGTCTTCAGCCGCCCAGGTCTTTTTCTGCTCTGACATGACGTTATTCAGCGCCAGCGAATTATCGCCATACTGTTCCTTCAGGCGCTGTTCTGTGGCTTCCCGCGCTGCCTGCCGGTCAGTAAGCCCCCGGTTTTTCGCCTCAATGGCTGCCCGTTTTGCCCGTTGTTGCTGTGCGAACTTATCCGCCTGCTGCGCCAGCGCGTTCAGGCGCTCCTGATACGTAACCTTGTCGCCAAGTGCAGCCAGCTGGCGTTTGTACTCCAGCGTCTCATCTTTATGCGCCAGCAGGGATTTCTCCTGTGCGGACAGCTGGCGACGTTGCGCCGCCTCCTCCAGTACCGCGAACTGACTCTCCGCCTTCCACAAATCCCGGCGCTGCTGGCTGATTTTCTCATTTGCTCCGGCATGCTTCTCCAGCGTCCGGAGTTCAGCCTGAAGCGTCAGCAGGGCAGCATGAGCACTGTCTTCCTGACGATCGCCCGCAGACACTTTCACGCCGGACTGTTTCGGCTTTTTCAGCGTCGCTTCATAATCCTTTTTCGCCGCCGCCATCAGCGTGTTGTAATCTGCCTGCAGGATTTTCCCGTCTTTCAGTGCCTTGTTCAGTTCTTCCTGACGGGCGGTATATTTCTCCAGCGGCGTCTGCAGCCGTTCGTAAGCCTTCTGCGCCTCTTCGGTATATTTCAGCCGTGATGCCTCAGACTCGGCCCAGTCCTTTGCTGCCATCTCTCTGGCCTTTTCAAGATCGGCCTGCAACGTGGCGGCTGAAAGCCCAAGTTGCGCATTCGCTCTGTCCTCCCATGCTCCCCGGAGATTGGCAAGAAATGCTGAGGTTTTACCGCGCCGGTGGCTCCGGCTCTGATACCACTGCCATTTTTTGTCCGCCTCATCAAAAGCCTTTTCTGCTTTCTCCAGCATTCCCTGGGCAGTGTCCGGGCGACCAATATCCAGCACCGAATCCCACATGGATTTGAATGCCCGTGCTGTCCTGTCTGCCCAGGTCTCCAGCGTGCCCATGTTCTCTTTCAGGCGGCGGGTCTGGTCATCAAACCCTTTCGTTGCGGCCTCGTTCGCCGCCTGCAATGCCCCGGCTTCATCTCCGGAACGCTGCAACTGAGCAACATACGCAATCTGCTCCGCCGTCACGTTATGGAACTGACGTGCCATCGCTGTCAGTCCCGACGTCGGGTCTGTGGTCAGCTTCCCGAAGGCTTCAGCGACCTTGTCCACCTCCACGCCGGATGCAGAGGAGAAACGCGCCACACTCTGGCTGATCGCCTCAAACTGCTCACCACCACGCACACCGGCATTCACCAGCGCCGTCAGTGACTCGCTGGTCTGGTTAAACGTCAGCCCTGCCGCCTGCCCGGCTCTGGACAGGACCAGCATACGATCTGCCGTCAGTCCCGCCTGATTGCCGGAAAGAACCAGCGTTTTGTTGAAATCGGACAGGGTTGAGTTGCCCTGATACCAGGCATACGCCAGCGCACCGGTCGCCACCGCCAGCGAGGTGGCCCCCACCATCGGCAGGGTGATCGCACCGGCAAGCCCCCTGAACATGGGGATCATCCCGCCGAAGGAGTCCTTAACCTGACCCCCCTGTTGCAGCAGGATCAGCCACGGGCTTTGCCCGCCTGCAAGCTGCGTGGCCACGTCGGTGAACTGTGCAGGCAGCATACGCATGGCGGCTTTATACTGCCCGACGGAAATCCCCGCTTTCTGTGCAGCCAGCGCCTGTCGGCTCAGCGACTGTTCAACGACTGCCGCTGTTTTTTTCGCATCAGTTTCCGTACCGGAAAAATGACGCCTGACTCTGGCCATCTGCTCGTCAAATCTGGCCGCATCCAGACTTAAATCAACGACCAGATCGCCTACCGGTTCAGCCATACAGGACTCCTCCTGCGATCCCTTCTGATACTGTCATCAGCATTACGTCATCCTCCGTCATGTCCGCCACATCCGGGGAAGCGGGGATAACTTCATTCCCGTCCGGGCCAAAGCGGACGCCTCCGGCAAGCCCTGCCGCTTTCTGCATCAGCACATCATCTTCAGGCTCTTCGTCAGCCTCACGCCGGTTCAGCAGACTGAAATCCAGCGGATGCATATCCGGATCGCTGAAAAACAGGCTGAGCACGGTGTACGTCAGCCCGGAAAAGTGCATATCCAGCAGAACATCATGAAAATAATGGGTACTGTAAAAGCGGTGCCAGTCGGCATACTCCGTGGATGACATCCCGGCAAGCATGGCACGCCAGTCGGGTCGCCCCATCTCACGCGCCAGTTTCAGGGCAAAACTCAGCTCACCGTCGAACACTTTCCCGCAGAAACAGGCTCTGCAGGCCCGGCGTCCTCTGTCTGTTCAGGGGTATTATTCACCACAAACTCATACATACCGGACAGCCGGTACACCACGTTTTCAGCATGAGAAATTGCCTCTGTGGGCCAGGTGGTAAGCACTTCCTGCTCAATCTGTTTAACGGCTTCATTCATGGAAGGCTGCTTTGTCTTCTGCGGATGGTTATGCCACAGGGACATAGCCACCACAAAAGCACCGGTTCTGATGGCGTCTTCCACAGTAAACTTCCGGTTGCTGTCTGACTCCGCCTGTTCTGCCTGCCGTTTCATCAGGGCGAGATGCTCAATACGCTGCAGGGCTGACAGTTCAGAAAGCGTGACGGTCACGCCGTTATGTTCAAATGATTCGGTTTTCAGGAACATCGCTGACTCTCCGGATTAACTGTCGGTGACAGTGATTTCTGCAACCGCAGCAAGTTCACCATTACCGGATACAACCGGAATGTTGACCTTACCTGCAGCAACGCCTTTCACGGTGATGGTCATACCACTGACCGACACGGTGGCTTTTGTTTTATCCGCTGACACCGCACGGAAGCTCTTGTCAGTTGCGCCCTCCGGCTGGAATGCCACGGTCAGCGTGGTGCTCTGCCCTTTCACCACCGAGGAGCTGGCAGGCGTCACAGTCATACCGGTTGCCGCCGTCACCGTACTGCGATCTTCTGCCATTGACGGACGGCCCACATTGGTGACCTTCACCGTACGGGTGATCACTTCCTTCGCCGTCACCGCCTTACCGATACTGCTGACCCAGCCACGGAACACATCGACCGTGCCGTTCGGGAAGCGGATTTTATAGGCACGGGTATCACCTTCATTAAACCACGCCAGCAGCGCCTGCTGCCCCTGCTCTCCGGGCATCCACGCCAGCGTGAAGCTGGTATCTCCGGCGGATTTCTGCCCCTGCCCGGTCGCGGTCCAGTCCGCATCTTCATCATCGAGATAACTGTCGTCATAGGACTCAGCGGTCAGTTCGCCGGGCGTCAGGTCTTTAACTTTAGCCAGACGCGACCAGTCAACATCTGAAAGCGGGTTCGCATAAGGGTCGCCGCTCCCGTTATAAACCCACAGGGTGGTCCCGGCACCTTTCACCGGCATTACAGGATTTGGTACAGGCATATCGTCCTCACATTTCATAGGTAATGACATAAGTCAGATCGGCTGAACTCCACAGGCCCGCATCATCGTCGCGCCGGTAGTCATAGCCGCTGGCCACCATACTGGTGATCAAATCTGACAGTGCCGGGATATCGCTCATCACCGGATAAATCCGGGACTCCATCCACGAATCCAGCTCTGAATCCGGCACCTGAGCAGGCAGGAAAACTTCAATATGCAGCTCCGCCTGCCAGGTATCGCTGTCCAGCTCTTCGCCCGTGTATTCAGCGCCGGTGAGATAAACGGCAATTGCCGGAAAATCCGCCTCATCAAAAACAGCGGGGCGACCATCAAAAAGCGTCGCCCCGGTGTCATGCTTCTCCAGTGCATCCAGTACGGCTGCACGGAGTTCAGTATGTTTCATCGCTTTATTACCATTCTCAGTTGATGCTGCAGCGCATAGCCCAGCTCTTTCGGAAGACGTTCACGCCGTATCCGTTCAATATTCTGTTTAAACGCCGTGGTCAGCGGCACCGCCATCGGGATTTTCACCACATCAATGGGGTAACGGTTTTTCCCGGCCACACGCTGCATGACATGCCAGCGGCCATTTTTCAGTTGCTGAATAAACGCGCCGGGAATACGACGGTTTCCCACCACAAGCACGCTGCCGCCACCTTTCAGGGCTGAACGCTGCCCCTTTTTACGACGCCTGCGTCGGGACAGGACAATCCGCGCGTTACCCAGCTTTATTACGGGCAAATCCCCCCGGTTAACCCTGATTCTGGCCTGCGGATTTTTGACCGTGGCCCTTTTCAGCCTGGCCCTTTCCTTTACCAGTTTCCGGCGTACCTTTGTCTCACGGGCAACCTGTGACGCCGACTGCGATATCGCGGATGAAGCAACGCGGTTAATGGCCATTGCGGCGGCACCAGGCACCGCCGTTTTGCTGATACGGCTGAGGTTTTCAACGGCCTGCTCAAGACCTTTTATGACCATACATCCCCCTTTCAGCGGCGACGGTTAACGGCAGGCGGTACGCCCCGTCCAAGCCAGAGATGACAACTTCCGCCATCATCCGGCGAAACCCGATCTACCCAGAAATTTTCCTCACCGATGGTCAGCGTGTCTCCACGCCGCAGCTGCCGCGCATCATCAGTCCGGACAAACAGGGACGGGCTGGAGCCTTCAACGCGCACGCCCTGTCCGGCATAGCTGATATTTTCAGGGTCATCAAAAACACCACGTATCACCGCACCTGACTGCTCACCGGATGTAATGGTGGCTGACGTTCCCATGTACCCGCGTATCGTTTCATCGGCGCGGGCAATGGCAGCATCGAACAGGTTATCGAAATCAGCCACAGCGCCTCCCGTTATTGCATTCTGGCCAGGCCGCGCTCTGTCATTTCGGCTGCCACACCGGCAGAGACACGAAACGCCGTTCCCGGCAGCACAAATGCCACAGGTTTATCCCGCGTGGCGTGAAGTGCATCAGTATGCAGCGTCACCAGTGCCACGACCGTGACCAGTTCAGCCGTATCCTGAATCACGGTATCCGGCTGCGCTGATACCACCTCATTTTCATGCCCAGTCAGCACATTTTCCCGGCTGAGAGGGGTGTCCTGACCGGCAGTTTCATCCGTGTCATCAAGCTCTTCTTCCAGCTCTGCCACACGAAGCGCCAGTTCTTCTTTCGTTCCCGTCAAACTGACATCACGGTTCAGTTGCTCACCCAGCGACCGGAGACGGGCAATCAGTTCATCTTTCGTCATGGACTCCTCCACAGAGAGAAAATGGCCCCTAAGGGCCATGATTACGCCAGTTGAACGGACACGAACTCATCAGGATCAGCCAGCAGCATCAGCGGTGCTGACTGAATCATGGTGAACTCTCGCGCCGGATCGCCGGATGTCTTCCAGTTTTTCGGATAACGGGGAGACGCATTAATACCCTCACTCAATGCATCCGCATCCTGAATGCAGCCATAGGTGCGCAGACCGCGAGCCTGAGTGTTCCCCAGCACCATCGTGTTGTCCGGCAGGAAGTTCTTTTTGACGCCGTTTTCCACGTACTGTCCGGAATACACGACGATGGCCACATCGCCATACATTCCCTTATAGGACACCGCTTTGCCCAGGTCTTTCACCGCTGTCTCCAGCTCGGAATGAGAGCCGCGACGGGTATCCAGCTTCTCCCTGACGGCTTTGAAGGAACGGAACAGCGCCCAGCCTTTCGGGTCAAACACGATGATATTCACCACACCGCTGGCGTTCAGCGCGTAGGCTTCGATATCGTCGGTCGGGTCATACGTGGACTTGTCACGCTTGCTCCACTCCGTGACGCCGGACTGTGTGATGTTGTTCGCCGCACTGCGGCCCATATCCACCTCAACCGGATCGAAGGCTTCACCGGTCATGGTGTATTTGCCCTTGAGCACGGCAGAAACTGCCTGCATCTCTTCGACCTGAGCAATGGCCAGCTCTTCGTCACGCATGTTCTGCATGATGATGCGACGGCGGCGGTAAGCCGGGTCCGCCAGATTCTGCGGATCTTCATCCGGCAGGCGACGCAGGGTCATCTGCGGATTCACCTCATGCTTGGGTTACATGAGTCAAATACGATGCTATACGATTGACTGTAAAAGAAATAAAGCTTACAACTGATATTGCTTAGCTACAGTTGCAATACAACCTGCAATACAAGCCCTCAGTTTAAGAGAAAGAGACTTTGCTAAGTCCTCGTAAATCGAAATTGTTCACCCTGCTGTATTTCGATACATGCTGTATCTTATGATTTTTCACAGTAAATAAGGAGTTGAAGATGGTTGATGTACGATTAACTTGTATTACTCTCTCCAGTTCGAACGCCCTTCATGAACACATTACTCATGTGGGAAGCCCTCAATTTAATCCCCCTGGAAGTAAGTGGACTGTGGCAGATGTAGTTAATTCAATTGAGAACAAGTTACATACTTTCTATGTCACTGATAGTTATGGCAAACGTGCTGATGTAGGTGTCGTTGATCCAGGAGGGGGAGGGCGGAAATTTATACGTACTTATGCTGATGGTCGATGGAATAATAACTTACTGTCATTACCGAGATGCTAAAGATCGCATGAGCGTTGATTCGGTTCTGAAGCTGGCATCGTATAAACAAGGGCTGAAGAGAAATTGTTAACACTAATATTCTCTGATGGCTTTATCCAGGAGTCATAGGCACATCGTTTGACCCTATGACTCCTTTTAATTGAAGAGCCCCATAAAAATACTACCCAAACAGCCCTTTTAGAATTTATTAAATTAAATCCCGAGCCCTTTCTTAACCAACTCACCAATGATCGGCCATATTACTGGTTGCACAGACTCCCAAACAGGACCGCATACTTTAGACAGCAATGATTTCGCTTCTTTACCATCACCTTCATTAGCGGCTGCCACAGCTGCTTCAATATCAGAACGTTGATCGCTGTTAACTACTTGCCCCTGTTCTTCAATGATAGAAATCAGCTTAGCAACTATTTCAGAATCGGAACTGCTTGTGATGTTTTGGGTTTGGGAAACGACCTCTCCCTGCCCTAATTGCGTATTGCTGAAATGTCCGCCGGTGATCGTTAGATTATTGACTATACGCTGAACACGTTGTGGGCGATTTGGTACTTTCCTGGACTCCTTGTATCCAGCCTCCGTCAAATAAACATATTCACGTAGGCTATAAGAAGCAATAATGATCACAGAGCTATTGTGATCATTATCGAACATTTTCATGGGGCCAGTTTTGATTAGTTTGCTTTTTTCGAGATCGCCAAAGGCAACTTCAAAATCTACAGATGTAAAATCAGCGACGTTGCATACTGCAGTAGCTAGCGCATTGATGTTCGGGCCTTCATAACCATTTTTTAAATCCTGTGCAGTTAACCCTCGATCTGTAAAATCTGCCAGTAAGGTACCCAAAATCTGTTTTGCTGCTTCGTCTAATTGTCCGGCCATCAAAGTTACCTTTTTGAATGAAGTCCATCTGATAAATATGGTTAAAATTCAATAATTCAACAGCTGATTTATAGATTGTAACCGATCTTATACGTCTAGCCTATCTTGGCGGAATGGGCTTCTGCCAATAGAAAATACTTGCCGCTCCACACACCACCGCTCCATGCTTGCCCTATCGTTGCCCCCAGAACACCACCAACCACCAAGAAAGCGCCAAGAATGGTTTGCAGAACACCAGCACGCTTACTCCCCATAATGATCGGAACAATTCGAATCGTACGACCACCATTTGGAAAATCGAGATCATCCTGCGCGACATTATTTTTATCCACAAACACGGCGAAAGTGAGTCCTCAAGCCTTGCTAGTGTTCATGAATTTCTCAAATCCCGGAATAGTGGCTGATAATACCCTTAATGCCTCACGCGTCGGACCGATAAGGCGCTGATGTTCTCTGGCGAACAAAGAAGCTAAAGATCCGCTTAGTTTGATAGTTGTCATGACTTCTGCGCATGGATTCATAGCCGCCTCAGTAAATTTTGGAGAAAGGAAACGGTTAAGCTGTTTTTAGCTCAAAATAGCGCTTACCATTTCCTTTCTTTTTAGGTGGCATTTCCATTAATAACATATAGTTACAACGAAGAAGAACAGAAACGGCAAATCGCAGAAAATTGTCATAAATAGCAAGAATCTGCGCGCCTGACGCCCCGTAACGTTCTGGATCGCCGGAAAGGACCCGCCAGCCAGAGCGGGCCCTAATTTCATCAACCAATCAGCTTATAGCGACCATCCCGTGCATTGCGGCGTACACGCTCAATCTTGAGGCATAGCGCCGCATCTGGCTTTTTTGGGACAGGTACGCGGCAATATTCAGAAGCGCGAGGAATATTATTTATCCAGTCGATCACTTCACTTAAATACCAGGCCTTACGCCCTTCCGTAACCTGCACACGCTCCGGGAACTCTCCACTAGCCTCAAGGTTTAGCAGTGTACGACGACTCAGGGTTGTAATTTCCATCACCTGATTCATATCAACAAGGCGCTCGCTTAAACACATTTTGTCAGCGATAGCTTTTAATTCCTCTACAGCTTGATTCGGGTACATCATTTCGGCAATTGGCTTAAGGTCATTGTAATCATTCTGCATTGTATCCCCCTTTACACACGAGCCAGCGGCTGAACAGAAATACCTGAGCCAACAAACGCTGCAACCTTTACTGACAGTTCTTTAACAGACTCAGGCCAGTTCAGAGCATCAACATTTAAGACACCTGTCTTATAGACCTGAGCCTGTGTTTTTTTCGCGGTGTCGATTTGTACAGCGGAAACATAAACCGCTTTACCTACGCTCGAACCATCCCATACTACCAGTGCACCTGTTGCATCTTCCTGCATCAGTGGCGTAAATGCAGGAATTACCCCTTTATTAGCTGAAAATATCCCCAGCGTAGTCACCAGTGCTTCAGTGCCAGCCATGAGTTCAGTGTAATGAGTAGCCATTGCTCCCCCTTAGCCAATGCGAACGGTAACAAAACGATTGATGCGGGCCGGTATTGGCTGTGGTGCTGAATGTGTCTGCACATATTCAATAGCCGGATCACCAGGCACAATATAGTTTTTCGGTGCAAGTTCGGCTTTAGTCAGCCCCATTCGGATTAGCTCCGGATCCTGAATACCGCCATAGGCGACAATCCCCTGAAGAGCCGTATTGCCAAGCACCATCAAATCAGGATCAAGGAAATGTTTTTCTGTTCCGTCCTCGTCGGTATAACGCCCGCTGTAAACAACAATCGCAACATCGCCCATATACCCTTTAAAACTCACCGAATCACCAAGGTCTTTAAGGGCCGTTTCCAGTTCGGAATTAGAACCACGACGGGTATCCAGAGCCTCTTTTATCGCTCTGAATGAACGGTATTTCTTCCATACATTACCGCCCATAATGATAATATTAGTGACGCCCTCACTAAATTCTGCGTAGCTCTCAATATCATCATTTGGATCAAAAGTTTCTTTATCCTTACCTGACCACTCAGCACCGCCAGACTGAGTGATGATATTTTGTGGTTTAATATTCCAGTCCAGCTCATAACGTTCAATACCATCGCCCTCAATGATATTTTTCCCCGTTGTGATTGCCTGAACAGCAAGCCATTCAATACGTGCACGAATAGCTTTAGCTTGATTTACAATCGCCTGTTTAACTTTAATATTACGCGCCCCAAAAGCATTGTATTGCTCAGGTGATACACCAGCAGGGCGCACAGCTAACTTATTTGGATCAATGCTGCTTTTCGGCTTCATATAGCCTGGACGAATTGTTTTTGATTCGTACCCTTCGTCACGTGAAACTTTACTACCCACCATAGGAGAACAAAACGCTGCAATTGGGATATTTGGATCGTCGATTGTATCAAGAATAATATCGCGCGATTCAAACATTACCGAGCGAGTAAAAAACAAACTGGTAAACAACGCATTTAGTTGTTTTTGTACATCTACAGCATTAACCACCTGTACAAGCTGAGTAGGCGAATATAAATCAACCATACGCATCCTCTTTGCATTCATTAAAAATAATTGTGGATATATGCTATCACCGATATTTGTCATGCGAATACATGCAACCGAGTGCAATGTTGTATAAAGTTTTGGGGTGACAACTTCAGTGCGGAAAATTAGTGTTAATATCTTCACTCCCTTTGGTCGGGATTTATGTAGCATGCCGGAAAATTTATTTTTTCCGGCCTTTTTTTATTGGCAATATTTAAAACGGGATATCATCTCCCCATTGCTCATTATCTCCCACTGGTGGCTGGCTTCCTTGCTGATCTGCCTGTTGTTTTGCTCTGTTCAGTGCGTCAGTAGCCTGCCCCTGTTGGCCTTTATTGCCGCCCGGTCGCACCGATCGCGCACTGATTACGCTGTCTGCGATAACCTGCCAGCCCTGCCGCGTTTCGCCGTTCTGTCCAGTCCACTGGCTCATCTGCATGTTACCCGCCACGCTCAGGAGTTCGCCTTTGTGATGCTTTGCCAGCGCGTCGGCTTGTCTGCCAAACGCCAGGACAGATAACCACATCGTCGCCTGACCGTCATCCGACTGACTGCAGGGCAGTGATACCGCCATACGCGCCAGCGTCATGGGGGTGCCCTTGCTGGTCTGTTTTGTCTGCGGGTCGTCCACCAACCGCCCGTAAACTGATATTTGCGCCGTCATGCTGCCTGCTCTCCGGACTTAATATTGATTGTTGTCACTTCCTCCGCTTCAGCAATCTCCCGTTCGGTCAGAGTGGCAAAGTTTGCAGCCGCCGTTGTCATGAATGCGCTAATCAGTTCGGGATGTGCTTTCGCGTATCCTTCCCCGGCGTTGCGGTCGATGATTTTTATCGACACCCTTAACCAGTGTTCCGTCAAATCAAGGGCGTGCGATTGTGATTTTTTTGTGTGCTTCGCTGTCATAGGCTTTATCTCACAGCAGTAAATTAAAATTTTTGCGTTTTAACCCTTCACCTGTTCACCTTTTGATATTTTCTCTTTTAATTCATAATGTTAATGGGTGAACAGTTTCACAAAAACTATTCACCAACTGTTCACCACTGTTCACCCTTGAAGCTCAATAAACAATCAAAAAGGTGAACAGTGAATAGTTTGGTGAACAGTTCATAAATAACTGTTCACCCTATAATATACTGATATAAAAGATATTTATGACAGGGTGAACAGTGGTGAACAGTTATTCCATAAGTTTAATTTTTGCTATCGTCATTAGTGACCGATACACATGATGGCATCCAGTCTTCTGATTCCTCCGTCAGTGTCACGTTTGAACGCAAACCGTGCTTCGTTTTCCGTTTCATATACTCCCTGCCATATTCCGCCATTGCCCCCGGCATATCTTTACCGAAGCGCGTCAGTGTTACAGGTTTACCAAACCCATGTGCCCTCATATAAGCCAGATAGGCATGATAGAGATACCTGCGTGGGCTGAATGGCACAATTTCAGCATTACCCACTAACAGGCCATCACACATTACCGATGCCATGAGATAGCCGCAGAAGTCCACCAGCGAATCCCCCTCTCGCTTTATCGCCAGTGCTTCTTCAGATTTCTGCTGCTCATATAACAGGCGTCTGGCTTCGTCCTGATCAGCAAACCGTGTAAGCAGATGACGAATCACTACCGCCAGCTCACCTTCTATTTTTTCCGCCAGCATCGAATCGCGTTCGTTCTCCGGTACAACTTCCGAAAAATTGAATATCACCCGACGACGTGAGATCCCCCCGCTGCGGTCACTGAATGACATGGCGTTATTGTTAACCGCCAGCACTACTGCCGGAATACGCGTTGAATAGGGGGCTTTGTGTTTCGGGTCAATTGCCACCTTGTCACCGCCTGTAATGGCCTTAATCCCTGCCCCATCACCAGCGTAGCGGGTCATATCCGGCATGATAATCAGCGAAAAGCCAACCACTAACGCACGTTCCCTTGCATCTTCCAGCGCCTTCATGCTTGCTGATACTGTATTAGCCTTACCCGCCAGCATGGTGCAAATCTCCGCCATCACGCTTTTACCACTTCCCCCCGGCCCTGTTACCTCAATGAATAACTGCCAGTCGTACCGGTTCGCCAGCACCATGAATAATGCCGCCAGTACGCGATCTGCCTTGCGGTCATTCTCAGCCACCGAACGGCGCAACCACTTCCAGAAATTCGGCGCATGTGTTGCCAGCGTTTCCCCCTCTGCTGGTGGGCTGAAAGGTAATTCACTGGCAATTAACAACCAGTCGTTTTTGTTATGCTCCCGAAAATTACCTGTTCTGGTATCAAATACCCCGTTACTGAATCCAATCAGGTTACGGGCTGTATTCCCCATTACAGGCAAACTTAACTTCATGGTATCTACCGCCGATTTAATGGCGTTCTGCGAATAGCTGATCTCCGCATCAATGAAAATCTGCGCCATAGCACGCTGTAACTCTTTATCCTGAACCGGCTCCCATACAACGCCGTTGTAATGATGAACGGTGTCAGAGTCGGCATTGATTGCCAGTTCGCCGCCGTAATGTGCCAGGAGAACTTCACCGCGCTGGCTGGCCCCCATCTGATTCAACGCCAAAGATGAAGCACGCTCGTCATTTTTGCGCTCTGCCTTCTTCACTGGCAGTTCAATCACCAGACTTTCCCCATGCTCCGCTTCAGCTTTTAGGCCGACAAGGCGCGGAGTCCAGTCTTCAGGCTCTCGATCAACAAAGCTACGGTAACAACGTGCTTCCTTTACGCCTGCAATAGCAAGTAATGTCGCAACCTTCGTCAGATTTTTCTCTGCGATCTTTCCGGCACGATAAACACGCACATAATGACGGCCTTCATCGATAATTTGCATATCATCCAGGTTTTCCAGTTGTTCCGTACCCAGAATTACTGGTGGTGTATCATCTGCTGCAATATGCTTACCCGCCCATTCATTCCATTCTTTTGCATGGCTCCAGGCATCACTGCCAGCAAAAATGATGACTTCTGTCATTTTGTCGCGCGGTTGGTATTTTAAGTTCGGAGCACGTTTCATTTGTTACCTCCGGCAACTAACATTGCCCGAATTTTGCGGATATAGCCTGCGGCACGCCTCTGATTATCTGTCTTGCAATTTTTTACCAGAATGAAATCTCTTTCGAACTGCTGACGCGGCATAACACATTCAAAATCATAACCATCACGCAAATAAGAGACACGGCGATCATCAACCGAAATAATCTTTACTCGATAGCCATAGCTATCTTTGAAAATATCCCCAAGGCTGATTTTTGAATGAGTTTGACCGCTGGCAATAAAGCCAGAAAATTTATTTTTCATTTTTATTCTCCGGTATAGCTCTGGTCGTGTATTTTTATAGCTTCATCCAGCTCTTTGATGACAGGATCAAGTAACGTAATTAACGCTCCAGCTAAATTAGCATCCCGTTCATCGTGTTCCGCATTTGTTGTCCCATCAAGCCAGGTTGATAAGATTTCTCGCATATTTTTGCCACAAACGAGCGCGTTTTCAGCATGTGTCAGCACTTTAAAATAAAGATCATTCATGGCACACCTCCTGACGAATACGGGCGGCGAATATCATCACGCAGCCAGTTGGGGATTGCTGGCGGGCTTCCTGTTCGCTGGTGGCCTCGATGGTAATCACGCGCGGTTGTGCCGTACTCAGGGCGATAAAACGCCAGATGAAATTGTTTTCACATTTCTGAATAAACAGCGTGTTTTCTTCCCGCCCTTTCCAGAAAGCCGCAGTATAGCCCATCTCCTTAACCATCTTGCGGGCATCAACCAGCGTGTCAGCGGCTACATGTACCGTAGTTGCTCCATCTGCTATGCGATCGCGATGTAGCGCCAGAAAGATGTATATAAATTTAGGGTGAGTTTGGGTATGCTGTGTTCCAGCCATAGTCGTTACCTCGTTTAACGGTTTGGTTAGAAGCCCGGTTAGTGTTCGCGCACTGCCGGGTTTCGTCGTTTTTATGAATCGATCATTGTGAGATACATAGCGACCATAATGTGAGATATACATTATATTGTGGTGATATACATTGCAAGTGTTTTTATATCTCACTTTTGTGTATAGTGATATACACATAACAAATTGGTGATTAACTATGTCTGTATACAAAAATGCAAAATCGCAAATGACAACGATCAGGGTTCCCCACGATGTTATGGAGGGCATGGAATCCGTAAAACTGGACGGCGAAAGCAACGCCGGATTCATAGTAACCGCCATGCGCGGTGAGATCGCCCGCCGCCAGGCAGAAGGAAGCGGAGAAAATCCCCTCGTGTCTTCACTGGATGCCTTAGCTAAGGTCGAACAAATCGGCATCAAGGCAGCGGAGGAAATCGGGCAACTCGTAGCCGTCGCTCGTGAAGAACTCCAGCGGCGTAAAGCCAAAGAATCTGAATAATTAGTATCAGCGCCGTGATGTGAGTAACTACGGCGCATTGCTATGTAAATACTGGCAATAAACAGAAAAGGTAGTTCTACTCCGAATAATTTTATCTGACACTACTCCTGAACTAACATGCGCTTATCTTACAGGATATAAATATAAATCCATAAAATCACGATTAAATAAAGTCGCTCCAAACATAAACCACACCCAACGCTTAACAAGATAGCAACAAACAGATAAATAACTTGCAGAAATATTTATCGCAAGGATTATCATTATTAATGACAAATCACTTTACCAAGTCATTCCCCTCTCTTATCATAAAGAGAAAGTAATAAATAAGTTAAGGGAGTTAGAATGCTATGAATCTAAAAAAAATAGCCACAAACACAAAAAACAAGATAACAGAAACATTCAATAAACTTATATTAGAGGCATCTAAAACCCCCACACAAGATGAAATTAAAATACTTGAGAGAAGGAGTAAGAAGTTTAATCACTCCTTTTTCTCATACGCAGTCACAGGAGCTATAATAGTTTTTTTCTCTCAACCATTAATAAAATACGCAAACCCAATACTTATTTTATTGAGTGGCCTGCTATTGTCTCTCACCATTATCCACCTCAGAATTCTTTATATTTCACAAACAAATAGATCATGGACAAAAAATAAAAAAACTGCATATATTATTTTAATTTTATCTGTATGTTTCCTAGCGTCAACATTGACGTTGCTATATCAGGCTTACGATAATAACATCACACACAAATTGTACTGTAAAAATATACAACAACTTATTGAAAAAAGGATAGAAACAGAAAAAAACATCAGCATATTCAGTGGGATGCAATGCACCCCTGTATATGATTACTCTTTATTTGGATTTAATCTCTTATAAAGAATGTTATTACTGATTTGAGTACAAATTCTCAAATCAGTAATTCATAATATTTTATTCTGAGATAATTTAAACTACCCACTCACCTCGAATCCATGCCTGCACTTCTGAAAGACGATATGCAACAGCAGTGGAACCAATCTTGATCCGCTTAGGAAATTTTCCTTCCTTCTCCAGCTTCCAGCGTGTGCTGTTTGCAAGAGTGGTTAGCTCCCGACATTCTTTCTCACGGATCATACGATCGATGTTAGGAATGTACTCCAGACCCTTTTTATCAACAATTGCCATTTTTTTCATGTTAACCAGCCTTTTGTTTGAGGATTGTCACTTTTGAATCAGCACCTGCGATGCTATTGAGATATGTAGTCCAGAGTTCCAGAGCATCCAGTTTTTTAGCCATAAACTTACTCCGGTTGTAAACACCTGCCACGCCAGGTAGCGCATGGCCTAACAGTTGTTCTACTACATAAAATTCAACACCGAGATCACTTAGATGAGTAGATAGCGTTCTTCTAAGGTCGTGTAGTGACCATTGTTTTTCATGGCCCAAACGTTTACCGATTTTCCCCCCAATCTTGCTTACGCTTTCTCTAATTCGCAGACTTCCCAGCACATAACCAGTATGTTTTGTCTCTTCGTGAACATCCGTTACCCACTGTCGTAGAATTTCAGGTACTGGTCTGACGATTTCAACACCAGTTTTTGAGTGATCTTTTGGTACAGTCCAAACCCAACTTTCGAGATCCCATTCGCTCCATTCAGATAATCGGGCTTCACTCATTCGACATCCAAATACTGTACAAAGCACAAACATTTTTCGCGTGTATTCAGACATTAGTTTTAAATCAGGCTCGACAAAAATTGCCTTCCAGAGCTGGCCCAGTTCGGCTTCATCCAGAACCCGATCCCGCTTACCTGCAATCTGCCCCACATCACTCATGCGCAAATCCTTTAAAGCATCACACGTCGCGTACTGGCGTACCCGACAAAAACGAAGAGCTAATTTAGTGTCAGAAAAAACATACGCCGCCATAACTGGTGCATTACGTTTAATTCGGTCAAAACAGTCCAGCCATTCATATAGGTGAGTGTCATTTACGGGCAAATGACCGATATAGGGAAAGATATGCTTTCGAAATCTGCCAAGCGTTACAGCATGAGTTTTACGACGCACCTTACAGTAATTTTCATACCAGTAATTTAGTGCATCCTCCACTGTGACCGGCTTTAAGCGTTCTTCAGCCTGAATCTTAATCTGGATACGCGGATCACGTTTGTCAGCCAACCAACCACGGCACTCGTCGCGCTTTTCCCTTGCCTGTTTGAGTGACATATCAGGATATTTACCCAACGTTAGCCAGACCGGAGCAGCCCGGCCACCTGCTAACCTGTAGAAGAAAACAAAGCTCACAGCCCCCTTGGTACTCACACGAATAGAAAGCCCCTTTCCATCAGCAATGGTGATCTGCTTTTCTCTGGGTTTCCCCAGATATCCTTTAAGTGCTTTGTCGCTCAGTTTGTTCTCGCCAGCCATTTTTAGCCCCAAAAAGCAATACAAGCTGCAATACAGAGATGATTGCAACACACAGATAACGAGGAAAATCCAGTGAAAGCGCCAGATAAACTTATTCTTTATTATCAAAAGATTAAGTGTAAAAACCAGCAACTACACGAAAGCCTCAGAAAGCCATGCTAAGTGCTTGGGTTTGACATATCCCGGCGTAAATTCAGAGGTGGAGCCGCCACGGGAACGGATAACCTCACCGGAAACAATCGGCGAAACGTACAGCGCCATGTTTACCAGTCCCGGAATTTGTGAGAGATAGACTTTCTCCGTAGTGAAGGGATAGCTCTCACGGAAAAAGAGACGCAGAAACAGCGGATCAAACTTAAATTTCTGCTCATTTGCCGCCAGCAGCTGGGCGGTTGTGTACATCGACATAAAAAAATCCCGTAAAAAAAGCCGCACAGGCGGCCTTTAGTGATGAAGGGTAAAGTTAAACGATGCTGATTGCCGTTCCGGCAAACGCGGTCCGTTTTTTCGTCTCGTCGCTGGCAGCCTCCGGCCAGAGCACATCCTCATAACGGAACGTGCCGGACTTGTAGAACGTCAGTGTGGTGCTGGTCTGGTCAGCAGCAACCGCAAGAATGCCAACGGCAGCACCGTCGGTGGTGCCATCCCACGCAACCAGCTTACGGGTGGATGTGTCCAGCATCAGCGGGGTCATTGCAGGTGATCTTACCCAGCAATAGTGGACACGCGGCTAAGTGAGTAAACTCTCAGTCAGAGGTGACTCACATGACAAAAACAGTATCAACCAGTAAAAAACCCCGTAAACAGCATTCGCCTGAATTTCGCAGTGAAGCCCTGAAGCTTGCTGAACGCATCGGTGTTACTGCCGCAGCCCGTGAACTCAGCCTGTATGAATCACAGCTCTACAACTGGCGCAGTAAACAGCAAAATCAGCAGACGTCTTCTGAACGTGAACTGGAGATGTCTACCGAGATTGCACGTCTCAAACGCCAGCTGGCAGAACGGGATGAAGAGCTGGCTATCCTCCAAAAGGCCGCGACATACTTCGCGAAGCGCCTGAAATGAAGTATGTCTTTATTGAAAAACATCAGGCTGAGTTCAGCATCAAAGCAATGTGCCGCGTGCTCCGGGTGGCCCGCAGCGGCTGGTATACGTGGTGTCAGCGGCGGACAAGGATAAGCACGCGTCAGCAGTTCCGCCAACACTGCGACAGCGTTGTCCTCGCGGCTTTTACCCGGTCAAAACAGCGTTACGGTGCCCCACGCCTGACGGATGAACTGCGTGCTCAGGGTTACCCCTTTAACGTAAAAACCGTGGCGGCAAGCCTGCGCCGTCAGGGACTGAGGGCAAAGGCCTCCCGGAAGTTCAGCCCGGTCAGCTACCGCGCACACGGCCTGCCTGTGTCAGAAAATCTGTTGGAGCAGGATTTTTACGCCAGTGGCCCGAACCAGAAGTGGGCAGGAGACATCACGTACTTACGTACAGATGAAGGCTGGCTGTATCTGGCAGTGGTCATTGACCTGTGGTCACGTGCCGTTATTGGCTGGTCAATGTCGCCACGCATGACGGCGCAACTGGCCTGCGATGCCCTGCAGATGGCGCTGTGGCGGCGTAAGAGGCCCCGGAACGTTATCGTTCACACGGACCGTGGAGGCCAGTACTGTTCAGCAGATTATCAGGCGCAACTGAAGCGGCATAATCTGCGTGGAAGTATGAGCGCAAAAGGTTGCTGCTACGATAATGCCTGCGTGGAAAGCTTCTTTCATTCGCTGAAAGTGGAATGTATCCATGGAGAACACTTTATCAGCCGGGAAATAATGCGGGCAACGGTATTTAATTATATCGAATGTGATTACAATCGGTGGCGGCGGCACAGTTGGTGTGGCGGCCTCAGTCCGGAACAATTTGAAAACCAGAACCTCGCTTAGGCCTGTGTCCATATTACGTGGGTAGGATCAGTCTTTCCTCGTTACCAGTGCCGTCACTATGACGGTTAAACAGATGACGATCAGGGCGATTAACATCGCCTTTTGCTGCTTCATAGCCTGCTTCTCCTTGCCTTTCGGCACGTAAGAGGCTAACCTACATGTGTCTAGCATGAAATTGGCCTCAGATTAATGTTAAGCGTCTTGCAGGACGCGTAATGTTAACTGGGGCTTTTCTCTATCTGCCCTTGGTGTTCATGCCCGAGGCAGATAGCCTCAAGCACCCGCAGCCATTCTACTTAACTACCGTTACCTCGCCAATATGAAATCAGTCAGAAAGACGATCCATAAGAACAATAGCAAGATTTCTTAATGGAGATGGATGTAAGCTAAATATTTTGGCTCGGTCTGCTTTCTATTAAATGCAACCTGTATTTTAAAGCATGATGTGTCCTAAACTCATTTTGTAGATTAATTTTTAAGTTAGGCAAACTACTTACGTATTCCCATCTACCTTGTTTTTTTTGTCCGATAAGTGAGTTATCAAACAGGAAGTTGATATATTGACGTATCACCCCATCAGAAATACCTGCAAATTCATTACGGCACTTCTCGGAAAAATCATTAAAATCGAATGTTTCTACTTGGATAGTTTGAAGAACAGTTAGTAAGTTCTCAATTTCAGGGAATTGGTTGGACCATTCATCAATCACCTCATTGTACACACTTATAGATGCTTCACGGTCAGCTTCATAAAGCTCATTGGAAGTGTAAAGACCTGAGACATTATTTTTATGACATGCCCTAATTTTGTTGAAGTAGACAATAATATCCCTAGGCCTAAAGAAAGAACGGCGACATATATATTTAAATGGAGGAGTCCCCTGCCTAACGAATGAAACCTCAAATACTTTCCCAGATCTGTCCTTTTCGTCATCTAATATGAGATCATTAGGTTTGTATTTCTTTATCCTCTCATAATACATATCGTTTAGATTATTTTCATTCCATGAGATTATGATAGCACTATCTTGCAATAATTTGTTTTTATCATTGAATTTCAAAGAATGATAAATATCCGTTCGTAGGAAGGGAATGACTTTTAATTTATCATTGAGGCGTTCATCAGATGCTATGTTTCTACAGACATTTAGCAGATTTATTAAAACCTTACTATATTCTTCAATTTGCCCCTCTAGCCAGTTTTCGTCTAATTGGTCAAGGGCGATAATTATTTTTTCATTACCAATGTTATCTTTAAAAATTTTTTCAAAATACGTAAGCAATGTGAAAGCATTAGCTCTTAGCTTTTGCTTTAGCTGAGCATTCTCAGCAACTTCCTCTAACGAAATTTCACCTGCGTCCAATGATACTTCATTAAGACCAGCACTGGGCCCTTTTATGGTTTTTAATCTGGTTATTTTTGAAAACAAAACCTCCCTAAGAGTTGGGTCGGGACTACCAAAGATAGTTTTGATATAATTATGTGCCCACGTTAGATCTTTGTTTAAAGTCTCTCCAGCATCATTTTTTATTTCAATAAGTTTAGATAATGCCTTAATATAAAAAAGATACATCCAACTTTTTTGATAAGCGGAAAGTTCTCCAGCCATTGCATCCTTGTAAAGTTGATGGGCTGGCCATGGATAGTCACTAAAATTTAGACATACTGAGTAAAACCCGTTGAGATTGGCTGGTTTTCCTCTTCTAAGGTGTTCATAAATGGCTGTTTTACCAGTACCTTTTCTTCCAAGAACCAACCAAGCCCTACTTTCAATAATATCCTTTATCGCCGGTAGCTTAAAAAAATAGGTCTGTAAGTCCCGATCTGTTTCTGCTGAAACTTGAAATTCTGGTAGCCAGTCTCTAATGTCCACATTTTCCTCTTTACATTACATTACCTTTATGTTTTTCCAAAATAAATCAAAGTCATATGGCGTATCAAGTTTTTTTGATTATTTATGAGCTCATACTCAAAAAAATACTAAATCTAATTTATCTTACGTTAACTAAAGATTTCATATGTTAGTATGCTCAAGCAATGCTACTGCTGGAGTCTGATGATATCCGTTATACACTAATTGCCACGCACACAAGCGACATCAGTTCATGGCACAAAGCAGACAACCACGCTACCTCTACCCTATGCCATGAAAATGTCAATTTACATCTTAACTAATGCACTTTAATCTCGTCACTTAAATAGATACCGAACATTTCCCTGATAAAACGACAATATGCGCTGCATAACTTCGCTCTTCCGGCACTCGCGACAGATTATGTTTAGACGACTGTCGTAGCGACGTATTTCTCCATCAGGTAGTGACCAGATAAGGTCCGGATCAACCACAGCGGGTTTCTTCACCTTCGCCCTAGAGAGTTTTTTGCGGGCATTTTGCCAGTCCTTTCGTGCCTGTTCAGACGGGAATAACCCGTAGCCGGAGTTGTATACATAACCACTGGCAACCAGCTCTCTGGCAAGAATGCTCATCAGATATCTTGTCGCACCTGTTTTAGCTTCCAACTGTCGTAATGTCTCGCGACCGCTCTGGCGCACAAGTTCGACCACCTGCTCTTTAATTTTTTCCCGCTCTTCCTGTGTAAAAACTTTTGCCACAAGTCCTCCTTAAAATTACCTCATGACCTGAAATCAACACTTATCCCCTGAAACCAGGCGGAATTTCTGTATCCGGTTCAGAAATATGATTCACACAACGCTGTACAGGTGAACGTCCCAAGCGGATGACCAGTTCGTCCCATTTTTCGCGGAGTTTTGACGGGCTCATGATGTTTTTTACCCAGAATGGATCTCGCTGTACCCGACCAAACATTTCGCAAATTTGTCTGTGGCTTCTGCCATCCAGCATCCGCATTGTGCGCACGTCATTGGCCCAGGCTGTCCAGTTAGGCTCTTTTGGTCGCATGATCTCTCCATCGTCGCTGGCAGCCTGTTCGTAAAGGTTCACGATCCGCCCCCAAATCCACTGCGCACACGCCAAATCCTCCCTGCTACCCCACTGGCGTTTTTTCGCACTAAACACAACCGCGTCGGGGTTCCGGGTTAAAAAATCCTGTTCAGCGGTCTGCGGGTCCGGTTGCGAAGCTTCCGGACGAAAAGTGTTTTTATTCTCTGTAGTAATCTCTGTTGTATTCTCTGTAAGATCATCAGGCCATTTTGACCCGATGACATTGGGTCGTTTTGAACCAATGGAGCGTTTCATTTTGACCTCTTCCATCGTGTCATTTTGACCTGATGGAGCGGCGCATTTTGAACCGATGGATTCGTTCAATTTGCCACCATCTAAAAGCTCGCTCCCATAGTTGATCGTGTAGAAATTGGTCATATCGCGCTTTGATTTATTGAGCTTTTCACAACGCAAAAGCCCCAGCGTTTTCAGACTTGCAAACGCGCGCTTTAACGTTGACTCTGACCAGAATGGGAACTGTTCCAGCCATTGTTCCGTTGTGTTGTAAATCCAGCGAACACCATCACATTCCATGCCGGAATTGGTATCTCTCAACCAGTAATGCAACTGCTGCAACACAATGGCTTCATTTAAGCCAATCTTCATCGCAAGCTGTGTGTTTATAACCAGTGGGCGTTCAGCAAAAAGAAGGCTCATAATTCCATCCAGCTTTTTGTTGGTATTGCTGTCGATACGCAAGTTTGAAAGCAATTGCTTTTTCTATAAGTTCGTCAGTTTCACGATCCACTACGGCAGGATCAGCAAAAAGCAGTCCGGACTCCACCACATCGCCATATTCTTTGTTTAACCCGGCGATCATGTACGTGATGCTTTTTCCGTCACTAATTTCACGATACAACCTGAAATCATTAATCCGGATAGCCTCCATAATTGCAGGCACTAGCGCCGTGAACTTTTCACGCTTATCCCTAGTGTCGATAGCCTTCCAGCGTTCGAATATCTTCACTCGATTAACGCCAAGCGCTCGCTGATCAACCGCGCCACCTTCATCTGTGACACGCTGAACATCGATGTTCGGGCGCTCTTTCAAAGCCCAGAATGCTTCAGTGATTAATATCGTCGCCTGCTCCTGTGTCATTCCTGGTCGACATATCCAGGCATCCAGAGCCTCACGAGCCTGTTCAGGAGTGATTTTCATTGTTCAACCGCCCCGCCCGCTTCGTCTTACGATATTCGTCATAAACTTTGGGATCATACTGAAGCTCCCCGCCAGATGCCTCCTGTAGACGCATCGCGCGACCTTCAGGAACCAGTATCCCCCAAGCAGCAACACTTGCCAGTCTCACTCCTGCGGCATTGGCAAGCTTTGTTTTGCTGCCAAAAAAAGTAATTGCGTCAGCTTTAAGCATCAAAGCCTCCTCTTGTTAGACTTTTCTAACATTATTGTGCGCGGGATACCTAAGTCAAGAAAAATTAGAATTACCTAACTATGGATACAAGAACCCTAGGCCAGCGAGTTCTGGCGCGACGAAAAGAATTACGCTTAACACAACGAGAAGCTGCGCGCCTCGCTGGGGTTGCTCACGTCACAATTTCACAATGGGAAAGAGACGAAACCCAGCCAGTCGGAAAACGATTGTTTGCTTTAGCGGATGCTCTGAAGTGCTCACCTACATGGCTAATGTTTGGTGACGAAGACAAGGCACCAGTGCCGGCACAAGAACTTCATGTGGAAACAGAGCTAACTCCCAACCACAAAGAATTGATCGAATTATTCGATGCTCTTCCATCTTCCGAGCAGGAAGCCTTGCTGTCTGAAATGCGCGCAAGAGTAGAAAACTTCAACAAACTCTTCGAAGAAATGCTTAAAGCGCGTAAAAATAAATCAATAAAATAACATTCTTTTCAAGTGATTAGTTGCGCCCACTCTTTTTGTTAGACCAATCTAACAAAAAACACTTGCCTCTTATGTTAGGTTATTCTAAATTACTTTCCATCAAGACACCGCACGGTGTTCTCAGCAAACAGTTCCGCTACCCCGGCGTTAAGGGGAAATGAGGTCAGCATGGATACTATCGATCTTGGCAACAGCGAATCTCTGGTATGTGGCGTGTTCCCCAACCAGGACGGCACGTTCACCGCGATGACGTATACCAAAAGCAAAACGTTTAAAACCGAAAATGGTGCCCGTCGCTGGCTGGAAAGAAACTCAGGTGAGTGATATGGATTTCGACACAATCATGGAAAAGGCTTACGAAGAATACTTCGAAGGCCTTGCCGAAGGCGAAGAAGCTCTCAGCTTCAGTGAGTTTAAACAGGCACTCAGAATAAGAATGTGCTCTCACAATGACGCGGAGCACAAATATGAGAAGCAAAATCAGACCGCAGAAAATTTTGTTCTGGAACCCGGAGAAACGCTTTTCAAAATTCCCGTTACGTGCCCCATTTGCGGTTTTACATCAGAAGAACTTGACGACTCCTGTAACAATCAGGAAACAACCAAGTATGTCGAAGATGATACCGAGTGCGCACGAAGAACGATTATATCCACGAGTCCAAACTCCAGGACCAATAAATCTCACTTTGAGAGGGTGATTAATCCACTCCCCCAAACCAATAAAAAAGATGCCGGAGGACAAAAAACCCAATGGAACAACGGGATATCTGTCAAAAAAAGACGTTCCATTAAAGACAAACAACGCAGCGCCAACAACTGTAAGCGCTTTATACCAGTAATCAATTTTCATGTTCTTAAGCGGATTTATTGGTGGTTGCGACATTGCTTAATGAATCCTTAAAACTGTGGTGATTTTAAGGATACCACCTCGCCTGACGTGGTTAAAAGCAGGCACACAACACGAAAGCGCACGGCGAAGTTCGTCTCACTGTACGGTGTCGTTAAATTTAATTCGACCGTGCGCTTCCGGTTGTGGCAACCCGCAAAATGGCGCGGCGGTAAGTATGGCGGGGTTATTCCTTCCCCGTTGAGGACACCGAGTTGTCAGGTTGACCATACGCTTAAGTGACAACCCCGCTGCAACGCCCTCTGTTATCAATTTTCTGGTGACGTTTGGCGGTATCAGTTTTACTCCGTGACTGCTCTGCCGCCGTTTTTAAAGTGAATTTTGTGATGCGGTGAATGCGGCTAAGCGCACGCGGAACAGTTAAAACCAAAAACAGTGTTATGGGTGGATTCTCTGTATCCGACGTTAATTGTTAACTGGTTAACGTCACTTGGAGGCACCAGGCACTGCATCACAAAATTCATTGTTGAGGACGCGATAATGAAAACGTTATTACCAAACGTTAATACGTCTGAAGGTTGTTTTGAAATTGGTGTCACTATCAGTAACCCTGTATTTACTGAAGATGCCATTAACAAGAGAAAACAAGAACGGGAGCTATTAAATAAAATATGCATTGTTTCAATGCTGGCTCGTTTACGTCTGATGCCAAAAGGATGTGCACAATGAATTCAGCATTTGCGCTTGTTCTGACAGTTTTTCTTGTTTCCGGAGTGCCAGTTGATATTGCAGTCAGTGTTCACAGGACAATGCAGGAGTGTATGACTGCAGCAACCGAACAGAAAATTCCCGGTAACTGTTACCCGGTCGATAAAGTTATTCACCAGGATAATATCGAAATCCCGGCAGGTCTTTAAAACAGTTCCGTAATAAATATCCGGTTTCATTCTTATATGCCAGCAATGGCAGGGATTTGTTCATCCTTAAATCTGTCATGAGGTTAAAACAAAATGAGTAAAGTCTTTATTTGCGCCGCTATTCCTGACGAACTGGCAACAAGGGAAGAAGGCGCTGTGGCTGTAGCCACAGCCATTGAAGCTGGCGACGAACGCCGTGCTCGAGCAAAATTTCACTGGCAATTCCTGGAACATTATCCGGCTGCTCAGGACTGCGCTTATAAATTTATTGTCTGCGAGGATAAACCTGGCATACCCCGCCCTGCCCTCGATTCATGGGATGCTGAATATATGCAGGAAAACCGCTGGGATGAGGAGTCTGCTTCTTTTGTCCCGGTTGAGACTGAATCCGATCCGATGAACGTCACTTTTGACAAGCTGGCCCCTGAAGTACAGAACGCTGTCATGGTTAAGTTCGACACATGTGAAAACATCACCGTTGATATGGTTATTAGCGCACAGGAATTGTTGCAGGAAGACATGGCAACATTCGACGGACATATCGTTGAAGCGTTGATGAAAATGCCAGAAGTTAACGCCATGTATCCGGAGCTTAAGTTGCACGCCATTGGGTGGGTTAAGCATAAATGTATTCCTGGTGCTAAATGGCCCGAAATTCAGGCAGAGATGCGCATCTGGAAAAAACGTCGCGAAGGTGAACGCAAGGAAACCGGAAAATACACGTCTGTTGTTGATCTCGCCCGCGCCAGAGCCAATCAACAGTACACTGAAAATTCAACAGGAAAAATCAGCTCGGTCATTGCTGCCATTCATCGCGAATACAAGCAGACATGGAAAACACTGGATGACGAACTGGCCTACGCTCTCTGGCCTGGTGATGTGGATGCCGGAAACATTGACGGCAGCATCCATCGCTGGGCAAAAAAAGAAGTTATCGACAACGACCGCGAAGACTGGAAGCGTATCTCGGCATCAATACGCAAACAGCCTGATGCCCTTCGCTACGACCGCCAAACTATTTTTGGCCTTGTCCGTGAGCGTCCGATCGACATTCACAAAGATCCCGTAGCACTGAACAAATATATCTGCGAATACCTGACGACAAAGGGCGTGTTTGAGAATGAAGAAACAGACCTGGGCACTGTTGCTGTTCTCCAGTCATCAGAAACACAAACTGATGCAGTGGAAACTGAGGTATCTGATATCCCAAAAAATGAAACCGCGCCGGAAGCTGAACCATCTGTAGAGCGTGAGGGGCCGTTCTATTTCCTCTTCGCAGATAAGGACGGAGAAAAATACGGTCGCGCAAACAAACTTTCTGGTCTGGATAAGGCACTGGCTGCTGGCGCCACTGAAATCACAAAAGAAGAATATTTTGCCCGAAAAAATGGCACATACACGGGCTTACCGCAAAATGTAGATACCGCTGAAGATTCAGAACAACCAGAGCCGATAAAAGTTACCGCTGACGAAGTAAACAAAATTATGCAGGCAGCCAATATCAGCCAGCCTGACGCCGATAAGTTGCTTGCTGCATCACGTGGTGAATTTGTTGAAGGGATTAGTGACCCGAATGATCCGAAATGGGTTAAGGGGATCCAGACCCGCGATTCTGTGAACCAGAACCAGCATGAATCGGAACGGAACTACCAAAAAGCGGAACAAAACAGTCCAAATGCGTTACAAAACGAGCCAGAAACGAAACAGCCTGAACCAGTGGCGCAACAGGAAGTGGAAAAAGCCTGCACCGCCTGCGGTCAGACCGGCGGCGGCAACTGCCCTGATTGTGGCGCGGTGATGGGCGACGCAACATACCAAGAAACATTCGATGAAGAGTATCAGGTTGAAGTTCAGGAAGATGATCCGGAGGAAATGGAAGGCGCTGAACATCCACACAAGGAGAACACTGGCGGCAATCAGCATCACAATAGCGATAATGAAACTGGCGAGACGGCAGATCACCCAATTAAGGTGAACGGTCATCACGAAATCACATCCACCAGCAGGACGTGTGACCATCTAATGATCGACCTTGAAACCATGGGAAAAAATCCTGATGCCCCGATCATCTCAATAGGTGCAATATTTTTCGATCCGCAAACCGGAGATATGGGACCGGAATTTAGTAAGACTATCGATCTGGAAACTGCTGGCGGAGTCATTGATCGGGACACCATTAAATGGTGGCTTAAGCAATCACGCGAAGCGCAATCTGCCATTATGACCGATGAAATCCCGTTAGATGATGCACTGTTACAATTGCGGGAATTTATCGACGAAAACTCCGGTGAATTTTTTGTTCAGGTTTGGGGAAATGGAGCCAACTTCGACAACACGATTTTGCGCCGTTCATACGAACGGCAGGGGATCCCCTGCCCGTGGCGTTACTACAACGATCGCGATGTACGCACAATCGTTGAGCTGGGGAAAGCCATAGACTTCGATGCCAGAACGGCTATTCCATTCGAAGGTGAGCGCCATAATGCACTTGATGACGCCCGTTACCAGGCAAAATACGTTTCAGTTATCTGGCAAAAACTGATCCCGAGTCAGGCTGATTCTTAATGTTCAACTGTCGCCGGTTGTGACTGGTATTCTGCAACCGGCGCTCGTCTGATGTAAGAGATAAAGAAATCGATGAGCGAAGTAATCATGATTGTCTCTCCCGGCAAATGGGTATCCGAAGAGCAGTTAATTGCGCTGAAAGGAATAAAAAAAGGTACGTTAAAAAAGGCCCGGGAAAAATCGTTTATGGAAGGAAGGGAATATAAGCATGTCGCTCATGACGGTATGCCATGGGATAACAGTCCATGCTTTTACAACCTGGAAGAAATTGATCGCTGGATTGAGCGCCAGGCATCAGCGAGACCAAGACGTCATCTTACTTGACTAAAAGCCACACTAACTAATGAGAGAAGTTGAAATGAAATATCCGACAGGCGTGGAAAACCATGGAGGGAAATTACGTATCTGGTTTGTTTATAAAGGCGTAAGAGTCAGGGAAAATCTGGGGGTTCCTGACACATCAAAAAACAGGCGCGTTGCAGGTGAACTACGCTCCTCTGTTTGTTACGCAATAAAAACTGGTGTTTTCGACTATGCAAAACAGTTTCCCTCCTCACGCAATCTGGAAAAATTTGGTGAGGCCCGACAAGATTTAACCATAAAAGAACTGGCTGAAAAATTTTTGGCACTGAAAGAAACTGAAGTCGCCAAAACATCACTCAACACATACCGTGCCGTCATCAAAAATATCCTGAGCATAATCGGTGAAAAAAATCTTGCCTCATCGATTAATAAAGAAAAATTACTGGAGGTTCGTAAAGAGCTACTGACTGGATACCAGATCCCCAAAAGTAACTATATTGTTACACAACCAGGGAGATCGGCTGTAACTGTAAATAATTACATAACAAATCTTAACGCCGTGTTCCAGTTTGGTGTTGATAACGGTTACCTGGCAGATAATCCGTTTAAGGGGATCTCGCCATTAAAGGAATCAAGAACCATTCCGGATCCTCTTTCGCGGGAGGAATTTATCCGTCTTATCGATGCGTGCAGAAATCAGCAAGCAAAAAATTTATGGTGTGTTTCTGTTTATACTGGCGTTCGCCCTGGTGAGCTGTGTGCACTTGGATGGGAGGACATAGATCTGAAAAATGGAACAATGATGATCAGGAGAAATTTAGCAAAAGACCGTTTCACGGTACCAAAAACACAGGCGGGAACCAATCGGGTCATTCATCTTATTAAGCCAGCAATCGACGCTCTCCGGAGTCAGATGACATTAACGAGACTGAGCAAAGAGCATATCATTGATGTTCACCTCAGAGAGTATGGCAGAACAGAAAAACAAAAATGCACCTTTGTTTTTCAACCTGAAGTGTCAGCGAGAGTAAAAAATTATGGTGACCATTTTACCGTTGACTCAATAAGGCAGATGTGGGACGCAGCGATAAAACGTGCCGGACTCCGCCATCGAAAATCATATCAGTCGAGACATACTTATGCCTGCTGGTCGCTGACAGCTGGTGCTAACCCGGCATTTATAGCAAACCAGATGGGCCATGCAGATGCGCAAATGGTATTTCAGGTATACGGAAAATGGATGTCTGAAAACAATAATGCACAGGTAGCTTTGTTAAATACACAGTTAAGCGAGTTTGCCCCAACCATGCCCCATAACGAAGCAATGAAAAATTAATTTAATATTTATCAAATAG